CTGTTGCTGCTGCACCCGCGACGCTCAGAGCGGTTAGACCGACTGAAAACGCAAGGAGACCAACACCGGCGGCGAGCATACCAACACCCAGAAGGGCGACAGCAATGCCCAGACCGATTAGCGTTGGAACAACGGGTGTCAACAATATGCCTGCCGCNGCGAGAACAACAAAGACGCCAGCAAGCATGGTAAGACCCTTAGCGATCTCNTCCCACGACATGTCTCCNAACGCTGTAAGCACTGGAGCGATCAAAGCAAGAGCACCCGCAACGACAATTAGAGCAAGCGCACCAGGCAAGGCTCCTGTCATGAGATACATGGCTGCTGCAATGATTGCCAGCGAACCCGCAAGCATGACTAGACCCTTAGCGATCTCGCCCCACGTCATACCGCCCATAGTTCCAAGCGCGTCGGCGATCATTCCAAGCGATGCTGCAACGATGAATATGGCTGCGGCCGAGAACAATGACGATGGCGGCAAGAGTGCTAGTGCAACGGAAATAAGAACCAATGCTCCAGCAAGAGCCACAACACCCTTAGCTATTTGCTCCCAGCTCATGTCACTCATGTCCTTGAGTGCATCAGCAATCATTCCGAGAGAAGCGGCCACAATAAGAATTGCTGCGGCCGATAGAATTGATGAGGGCGGAATAACGTTCAGTGCAGCGGCCATGATCACTAGACCGCCAGCCATGGATACGAGACCTCTTGCGATCTCATCCCAAGAAAACGCAGCGAAGTCCTCTAGGGCGCTAGCGAGAATCTTGATGCCCACAGCGAGCAATATAATTCCTGCGCCCTGAGCAACACCGCCCTTGTTTACTGCTGCAAGTTTAGTGAATATAGCAAGAGAACCAAGAAGCGCCCCTACACCTACGAGACCCTTAGCCATCTCGGTCCAGCTTAGACCAGAAAGGTCTTCCACAGCACTGGCAAGAATCTTTATAGCAGCGGCCAAGAGAATAAGACCGATGCCGGTCGATACCATGCGTGCCTGAGTTGGCATTACCTTCATTGCGCCAGCCAACGCACCGATAAGAACCGTTACACCAGTCAAACCCTTGGCGAGGCCGTTCCAATCAAGCTTAGATAGCGCCGTAACCGCAATGGTCAGAAGATCGATGGCGATAGCCAAAGCAATCATGGCTGCTGTGACCAAGGGCATCTTTATGAAACCCTTTGAGACGGCGATCTTCTCGAATATAGCCATCGAAACCATGAGCTGCGTGAACATAGCTGCCATGGCGGTAAGAGCAACGGTAAGCTTGCCTGAGTCGATAAGCGACAGCGCTACCACAGAGGCCGTAAGAAGCGCTATGGCACCAGCAATACGAAGCAGCGTATTAGCCTTAAGCTGCGTTTGCATCGCTGTCAGGGTGCCTGTAAGGGCCTCAAACGACGAGCCAATGTTGCCTAGGAATCCTCCACCAACATCGAACTTGAAACCATCCTTGAGGAACTTGCGGAGTAGGAGCACCAAACCTGCAAGCAGGCCAGTGTTTATGGTATCAAGAACGGTATTGAAATCTATGCCACCGAAGGCTTCAGAAATAGCCTGACCAAGTCCACCAAAGAAGTCGGCGAACATGTCGGCAAGAGGTTCGAAAGCGTTCCAAGCAGCCTTGAGGATGGTGACTATCTTGCTCCATACAGCAAATATGGCGTCGCCCAGATTGCCCAAAGGCTCGAAGCGGACCTTCACCCGGTCAAGACCACTTAGATCAACGTCACTAAGACTGGCAAAGAAATCACCAATAAGCCCTGCGAGGAATCTAAGCCCTCGGATAGGTGCTTCGAGGACGTCTCCAAGCTTCTCAAAGAATTGGGTGAAGCCCTTTCCGTTCTTAACCGTCTCATGAAGCTTGACCAGAAAATCACCGATGCTGGCCGTGGTGTCTAGTATCTGACCGGAGCCTTCAGTAGCAACTCCGAACAGACGAGCCAGCACACCAGCGACCTGCTTGACAACTTCCCAGCCAATACCAAGGATGGCGAATACGCCAGCGAAAGTACGCCTTAACTTATCGGCAGCGTCCTCTCCTATTTTGAGCCCTGCGGCAAAGTCTCGAATGATGACTGACAAATTGTAAAGCTGTTGTCCAGTCGTCGGTGGGAATATCTGTTGGAACGCATCCTTGATCGGCTTTAGTACAGACAGAAGAGCGTTGAACGCACTCGAAATAGCTTCGATGATTACTGTGCGACCGCCAAGGGCCTTCCAATCACCGAGAACCTTGTTGCGAGCATTTGCTGACGCAGTGATGAATCCACCGAGCACATCACTGGCACCAGTGAAGAGAGTCTTAGCCTCTTCGAAGTCTCCGAAGATGAGCTGCCATGTTTGAGCCCAACCTGAACCCGCAGCTTCCTGCAGAGTCCCGATGAGCTGGGACATGGTCTTAACCTTGGTAGCCGCATCCTGAGCGGTTTGACCCATCTTGAGGATGCCGACGATCTGCTCGTCGTTGTAGCCCATGGTCTTGAGCTGAGCTTCGGTGAGGTCGCCAGTGAACTTGCTTAGCGTCTCCGTAAGAATCTCGGAGGTTAGCCAGCCCTTCTGAAGCGAGTCTCGGAAGCTTCCCTGCTCTTCAATAATGCTGTCAACGGCAACGCCGTGGACTCTAGCGGTCTCCTTGATAGCTTCCTGGAAAACCGCACCACCCATACCCGCGTTGACGACCGAGTTCCAGTCCATGAGCTTGACTGTGCCTGTAGCCAATGCCTGCGACAACTGGTACATCGCAGTAGAAGCTTGATCGGCACTCGAGCCCGATACTGCGGCCAGGTTGGCAATACCCTTGATCGCGTTGACTGAGGTGTTTAGATCAACGCCCGCAGCAGTGAACGTACCGATGTTCCGGGCCATCTGCGAGAAGTTGTAAATGGTTTTGTCGGAATACAAGTTCAATTGTTGAAGTGCTTCATTGACCTGATCGAGAGTCGTGCCCTTGGCCGACGTGTTCGACAGAATCGTCTGGATCGAGTTTAGGTTAGTCTCGTATTCCTTGAGACCTTCGTTGATGGGCTTAACGCTAAGCGATTTGAGCAGTTGTCCGCCAGCAATGACGGCTTGATGCGCAATTGTAGACAGCGCTGTAATAGCAATGACGGACATTGCTTTGAATCTGTTAGAAATATTGTCAACCGATTCGCCGATATGAGCAAGCGAAAGATTCTTACTAGCCGTACCAATATCATTCAGGCCTTTTGTGGCGCCGTCAAGCTTAAGACCCTTATTCAACGCCTCAAGAGATCCAAGGGTGGTTTTAATCCCCCGCTCGAATTGAGCGTTGTCAAACTTCATCTCGACAATGCGTTGATCGATACTGCTCATGCGGAGGACACCGCCTTCCATACCTTGTTGGCGATCTTATCGAATATCGGTTTGATCGCGGGGTTGATGTAATCACGACCCTTGACGTACCCTCCGGTTCCTGTACCATAACCATACTGAAGCATGATTGCGACTGGGAACCCATTCTCAACGTCGGAGTTAGTCCAAACAATAGTGTATTTTCCACCACGGCCATAAACTTCATAGCCCCATGACTGAGCGGCGAGTCCGCTTTCGACGGGGGTTGCAGAGGATAACGCGTGAACTCCCTCTTGGCCGCAAGACTTCATGATGGATAAAACATCTAGTTTTGACACTTTGTTTAGAAACGCTTCAGTGTTCTTAAAGGAGCCTTTCGACTCGGCGGATATCATCTAAGGCTCCTTTCAGGTCATCGTGCCCAGGTTGCGATCGGGGTCCAGAAACCTTCGCATAGCGCTTCAATCATGTTGTCATCGGACCCGACCGTTACGACACCATCAGTAACGGTAATGGACGACTTCACAGGATCGGTACCGGCAACAAGCCAGGCGAATCGTGCTCCGAGAAGGGCTGGGTTTTGAGAAACAGACAATGCGAGTCGAAGTCGAGCCTCATGCTCTGGTGTATCTACTGGTTCTCCAGCAATCTCAATGGCGATCTTCACCAATGCTGATTGGACCCGCAGGTTGAAATTGCGGTCAACAGCAGCTATGCCACTTTCTTGGAAGCCCATTACGGTTCCACCGCTCCTTCAGTCGTTGGGGAATGAGTTCCGGTATAAACCGCCCATTTCAAAACGGCGGGAATTTCGAGCGTGTACTCTTGATCTGGAGTATATGAGGCCGGATCATCATCCATATCATTTGGAATGCTATGGAAAGTCACCGTAATAATTTCTAACTGATCATCATATGACCAAATACTCGGTCGCATCGGGATTTTCATAGCACCTCCTTATGTTGCTCGGAAATGGATACCGTCCAGGAAAAGGAAGTCGTTCGCTGCACCTGCCGGGGGTACGTCGATGAGAATGGCTCCAGTTGGATATACGTTCATTCTAATTTCGACATTACCGCCAGCCGAATTACGCATGCTCACAACGAACCCTCTACTTGATAATGGACGAAAACCATCAGGAAGGGTTGCAACGGTAACCGCTGACCCTACGGTTCCACCTTTAATTAGTCCGCCAACTTCTACCCAGCCGAATTCGTCACGGCTGTAAAAAGCCGTTTGCCAACCTCCGATTGAATAATTTATCCAACCATTTTGGAGAGGCAATGCTGTCGGGGGGACTATCGCTAGCACAGGCGCGGGTTCAAATATCGAGATTCCCATGTCATTGCTCCGCTGTGAATCGAATGTTGTTTAGCGACACCCAAAGGTTATTCCCGGGACCACCGATAGCTACTACTTCGCCAAGATGTGTAACATCAACTCGAAGGGTGGTTTCTGGGTTTGCGGCCGCCGTGTAAATACCACGTTTATGCGGTCGATAACCAATAGGGAGAATGAATATGTTTCCCGCAGAGCTATTGGAAATCGTACCCGCTCGAATTAGGCCGCGTAGTTCAACTTCGCTATTGGGACGCATACGATATCCGCCGAATGCATACGTCGCCTCGGCAAGATCGTAATTCAACCATCCGTTCAGCATTGGGCTGAATGGAATCCAGTTACCAGTTGGCATCAAGCTTCGCGCTTGATTCAACACCGCCGGAGCAGTAGGAGTAGACGGAACGATGGTGAAATCCATCAAGTTCCAACGTTGAGCGCCAAACCAGTCTTCGTGTTCAACCGTGATTTGCATTCCGGCGGCCATGTCAAGTATACAATAAACTTCGATCGCTTGTCCCCCGTAGGTCCCGTTCAAATTAACGAGACGGGCAAGGGCGAAAACGGGGTTTGAATATGTCGTAACTTGTAGAGGCCAAATAGATGCATACTGAGTCGAACCGAACGCTACAGCTACGTGAAACTTCATAAAGTTATGACGTCCGCTTTGATTATCGGATATCGTGAATTCGGCACCAAGTCTGACTTGTGTTCCGCTTGATTCGCCATTACCCCACTGTGCGATCCGATACCAAGTACCAGGTGCGAGAGTAACAGCGCTTGTTAGTACTGATCGAGTTGGGCCGTCGGATTCAAAAATGGAAAGTCCCATTATGGAGTCACCTCAACGCCTGAAATATGTACTGAAAGCAATTGTCCGACACCGCGCCAAACTTGAATGACGTCTCCGGCTTCGAGTACAATTGGCGTTTCACTCAAGGTAATGGTCATTCCTGACGACATGTTTGCATTGCTAAACACGTATTCGTCGGCCATCATAACGTTCAACAGATTCGTTGCATCGTCGATATTGACAATAACAACACCGGTGATGATCCATGTCTTTCCGACTGGAACTGTGGCGAGTGCAGCGCCCGTGTCGTTGCCGGGGCCTCTATAAAAGCACTTAGGAACGTTCATCAGTTACCACGCTCCCATGATGTTCATAATCTCGCTACCGGAAAGGGCATCTTGAAATATCAAAGGGTCGGCATCTGCTCCGGGTGCTCCTGTATCGCCTTTGGCACCTTTAACAACACCAGCATTGACTGTGGTTCCGTCATGCTTCGTGAGGATTAAGTTATCCCCAACTACGTCGCCGTCTACGATAGAGGCGGCCTCGATTTCAAGCATTCTTGCAGCGGTTAGGCCGGTAACAGTAGCCACGAGTCCTCCTCCCTCATAGTGAGCTGATCTTGTATGATTCTGCGTCGATATAGATTGCTGTCGGCCACGTTATCTCGAACGTTGTCGGATCCAACATCGTGATTGCCTCATCTGGGCCAGTTACCGTGAACGTCCCATCGGGATAGCTGATGACTCTGAGGATCGATTGTTCCTCGAATATATCAATCGCTTCAACCGGTGATGGAAGGCGAGCGGCAGCAGCATCGTTGCCGTAGAGAATGTCTTCGAACGCGGAAACAGCCCAAGCATGCGCCTGTGTCCCATCGACAACCAGATGTGCGCTAGGCATTGCGTCGGTAACCGCAGTCGGCTTCGTCGTAACGAACCAAGAATATGGAGTGAGTTCAGATTGCTCATAATTCTTAGACGTTGGATTAGCCGTAGCGTTATAAACCACATGTATCTTGTAGGTGTCGGCGGTCTTTACTCGATACGAGAAACCGAATGCGCTACGATGAAGATTCGTAAGGATACTTGTGTAGAATGATTCTGGATACGTAAACGCTTCGATGGTCGCCGAAAAACTGTCAGAGTTTCGACGATTCTGAACTTTCACGCCATCTTGATATCGAGTCTGAGATGAAAGCTCGGTAGGTGTTTCCGTCACAGATATGAGACCATTCCAGACCTCGCCAGGACCAGTTGGCGGATAGAACACGCCTCGATCAACCCCCGATTCATATTGTCGGTCTTGATCGTCCCACGAAAGCCGGGTCATGCGCTGAACATGTCTATTAGAGCCTGCGCCGAAGGCAAACTTGCAGCGCCAGAATCGTCACCATAGAGAATATCCTCAACATCAGACAGGAGAGCAGGAGAAGTAGTTCTCGAGTCGATTGTGAGATGCGCGGTGGGTCGGTATCCAGTCATCGAAGGCGGTAGGGTGGTGATGTTCCAGCTAAATATAGCCGGAGAAGACGAATCTCCCTGCGTATTGTTTGCACGCTGGGACGGTGCAGCCAATGCGTTGTAGATTAGGTGAATCTTGTACGCGTGATCTGATCCCTCAGTGTCGTTACCGAGCTTTGTCCGATACGAAAGACCAAAAGACTTTCTTGGTTGTTGTGTAACGAACAAACCGTTGGACACTGAAGACATACCGTCGCAAGGACCAAACTCAGGAGGGCTGTATAAAGAGTTTAGAGTCGCCTCGAACTCTTCAGCAGCAGAAAGGTTTAGAAATTTGATACCATCGAGGTAGAACGGCCTCGCTTCGCCACCCGAAGGAGATTCGGAGACCGAAATAAGACCGGTCCAAGCGACTCCGATACCGTCGACATACAAAACTCCACGATCGACTCCCGTTTCATAGAAGCGTTCGCCGAATGCGTTCCAGTTTAGTCGTGCCATTCCGATTTCCTCCTCTCATCCGTTAGTCCCGTACTGTGCTCTTCGTTGCGCGTTCAAAGCTCGTCTTTGGCGAGCCATGTCGGCTCTTCCGGTTTTACCAGGCTTCTTCGGTGGAGCATTCTTCAGGTTACATACCTTGATCAAAGTCAGAAGTCTATTCAAATGCCAATCCTGGCACTCGATCGGAATGGTAAGCGCGATCATCCAATAGTAGATGAGCTCGGCCGTGATGATCTCACGACTTTTACCTTGCCCTTCCTTCTCAGCGAACCACGTAGCCGTCATCTTGGCGCCGATGTAGTCATTGATTGCATTGATGTTCTCATTGGAGAGTTTCTCGAAAACCTCCGGAGGAACATTAGGGGTCATCGTCATGGCTTTGACGTACCATAAAGTTTCTTCAGAGGTTTTTTCATCTGACCCAAGAAAAGGCTTCTCCCAGAATGACTCCCATTTTGAAAGAGAGACCAGAGAGTGCTCCAGTTCCAAAGTAAATTCTTCGGAAGTTACAAACAAATTCGTTTCTTCGTCGAATGTTTCAGACATTGGAACTTTTAGAGTAAGCACTCTCTGGCCTCCTTTCATTGTTGAAGTGTTACGGCGTGACGAAGAGCGCGATCACGTCGTCCGGAAGCGGAAGCTCCGGCTCGACAGCAGCGTCGCCGTACAGAAGCAGCTCGAGGGCTGCCAGATCTGCCGGTGCCACCGCCGTAGAATCGATGGTGAGGATCGCGGTGGGC